AGCGTAATTACAGTTAAGTGCGGAAAGCGGGGTGCGACAATTTCCGCATTTTTTAGGTAGATCTAGATTACAAAAACATTCCCAGCAAGTCGGTTTCAAGCACTCATTACAAACTACTCGCCTATCGTCGTTTTTGGTTTTATTCGTACAAACGATGCATTCCATGTTACTTAAAATAATATTCATATTATTATGAATATTTTTCATTTTTTTACCATCATCAAATTGTAATTTGAACAAAGATATGATCTAATAAAATATTATTGCGGTGATATTATCGATCTAACCTATATCCTTACCAAGTAAGTTAGATATCTTTAAAGTCTTATATGTTTCCATAGTATAAATTTTATTTATTATCAAACACCAAAGCAGTAAATGAGCGAACTAGCTCAGAATTAGCCCACTCAATGTTATTTTAATCTACTACTAATCTCAAATCGATACCCATACTGCACATTTCCTGCCAGAGAAGTTTCATAGCATATGGTAATTGAATTTCGCGAACATCATCATAGTCCAAGTGTTTATCATTAAATTTAAAGAGTTTTTCCTTTTCGTTACCAGTAATAAAGGTTTGATTTTGTTTTGATATGAACATTCGGAAGAGATCACTAGAATCGGTCATCTTCTCTTTAAGAAACGAACTACAACCATAAGCGATCAAAACATCCCGCTCCATCTCACCACAGCGTAACCCACCGCCTCTACTACGTCCTTCGGCGGGTTGCCGAGTTAATAGTTGAACAGGACCAGTTTCTCGGCTATTTCCAGTCCAAACGGGTTTACCATTTCGTCGAACATAGAAAACTTGGGTTGGGACAGTGAGACAATAGACTGGTCCTTCATAATCATACATTTCTTCTTTTGTTTCTTTTTCCATTGGATTTACATAAATATCTCCATTATAAAGTGAAACCTCAAAATAGGACTCTAATTTGTTAATGATTGCAAAATGCCCTCCAACATGTAGTACCAATCTTTGAATATCATTAGCTAGACTTTCATGTCCAATTTTTAAGGTTGTACCATATTTTTCATCTAATTTTTTAAAGACTTCATAATAATCCGTCATATCATATGATTCCCAAACCGAAAGTGGTATATGTCTATCATATACGAGATCGAGATTATCAACAAGATCTGATGGTACAACATCTTTGACTATTTTACAATTAGTGTATCCAGCACTACACGCCGAATACAATACCGATTCACCCTGGATATTTGAAGTTTTCTCCAGTGTATACTCAGCCGATCCTAATTTAGTTACATACATTCGGTGATTACTAGTTACATCTAAGTCGACCTGTTGATTTTTGACTCGGTACATCTTGCCCCTGAAGTCTGGATAATGATGAATCTCAGTTGGGTGATGATAAACTAGGCGATTTCCATCATCAAGGCAAGCAACTTCGTCAGAAATTTGAACATCTGCAATGGGTTTCCATCCAACTTTTGTCAATACTTGGTGGTCATCTCGCAGACAATGATATTTATCCGACGTCATGTGTTTCAATCTCTGGTAAAAACAAGGTGCCATAAAAATATCCATATACAACATTTCACCATTAAAGCCATTATACATTACTTCATTGCTATGTTTTTCGATTCCGATTGATTCGAGGTATCGCATGTAACTAGGAAGGTCAACTGTTCGGTAAAGATTAGCAGTTTCACCCTCTGGATCATATGTCTGTCGTGTAAATGGAGTTGCATCTTTTCTAACACAATCATTAACTGCCACTCGAGCTAATACCATTTCTAACAACATTCCGACTGTCATACGAGTTGGCATACCATGAGGGTTGAAAATCAAATCTGGTATAATTCCATTAGCAGTAAATGGCATTTCAGCAGCATGATATAGTATACCTAATGTACCCTTTTGAGCCGAACGCGCCGCAAATTTATCACCAATAACCGGCTTTCTGAAATGTGACAACCGAACCTTTACCAAACGATTATCATCTGTTGACCTATTGGGAATCCACCCTCCTTCATTTCCAGGCTCAACTCCTATTTTACGATGAGTCTTTTCACCTAGAATTTCATCAATGATACCAAACTCACTTTGACGACAACTAGTAGTTTTGGCTTCAATGAACTGATCATTTTTATCAGCAGTGTATTTACCAATAATATTATGATCGCCTTTGGCTACACTATCTAATCTGGGAGCACCATCATTACTCTTAGCATCTAGATAACGTATGGGACGATTAACTGGATCATCGCGATTGAAATTCGGGGGAAAACCAAATTGTTCACTGGAACTAGTATTAGTTGTATGTTTCTTCTCTTCATCCTTGTAACTACGGAAAAATAGAGTATTAAAAAGACCCCGTTGTACGGCCGATTCGTTAATAATTACAGAATCTTCAACATTGTAACCAGTGTAAGTCAAGAAAGCAGTGAAAACTTGGCAACCATGGGGATTAGTGTCCATACCAATATAACGACTAATACGACTCTCAGTTAAAGGACGATGACCATAAACCAAGACGTGACTATTGGTATCCATGCGAGTATTGTAACCACTACTGTAAATACTGATAGCTTGCTTGCCCATCGATGAATTGTGCACTACAATCCCGTCACCAGTAATAAAACTATGACATTCGTCATCGACTGTAATATCAGCAATAGTAACATTGTCAGAGGGGATAACAGAGTCTATTCTGGCAAATAGAAAATCTTCTTTAGCAATAGACACTGACATATCATTTGTTACTTTTGTCGTGGTCGCAACAAAATCTTCATTGGTTAGTTTTCCAGCTTCGCACCAACCCTTAGAAGTAAGAATGGGATGATCATTTGTACATACTAATGTTCGGTTATTTTTAGTGAAGACTTTTACAATCGGTTTATCAGTTTTCTTTACAAACTGGTTAATTACGGTTGTAATTCTAGTATCTAGTGTTTCTGGATGAACTGAAATAACCTTATCTCCAATCTTAATATCCTTAATTGGTTTTAAAGTTCGATCATACATTACGATCGGTGTATTCAATTCGACACATTGATAACAATTACGTGGAGCTGGATTATGATCGCTATATGGAATAAGTCCTCCAACTATACCCAACATCATCATTGGGTGGATTTCACAATGAGTATAACGATATTTATATTGATTTGTTTTATTAGCAGATTCTGTATTCACTCGGAGACTAGCCATATCTTTGGCAATTAAACTAGTTTCACTTTCATTGGTATCCAAATATTCAATTAGTGCTCCAGGATTTGCAAGACCACGTCCACTAAAATTCAACTTACTATCTAAGTGATCATACCAGCTACAACTTATTAGGTTATACCAGTCTAAACGATCAACATTGTTAGTTGATTTTAAGGTACCAAATAAGATCTTCCTGCTATCTTCATCAGGAAAATATTTGTCTAGTAGCAATTGGGGTTTGCCATCATTATGATCAACAATAAAAAGAGGTCGAATATAACGCCCTCCGTCGGTTTGAATATGAAGTTCACGCCATTCGATGTACCAATAAATTGAGATAAATGGATTGATAACTCCAAATCGTTTAACTAATTTCAAATTATGATAAGCTGTTTCAATCTGGTCATCACGGAAAACACCCATCCATTCACCATTAATAAACACTTTCACCCCGGTTTTGAGATCATCCCAGTTCATTGACTCCAATTCAATTAGTTTCAACTGTTTTAAAGCAATTCGAACACCATAATCCATACAATCCACAGTCACCATACACCCTAGAGCCAAATTCTTTACCATACCAACTTGTCCACTTTCTGGAGTTTCATTAGCACAAATATAACCAAATTGTGTACCATGAAGATGACGTGGAGGTGTGATTTTTTGACCACTACTATCAATTGGACTTTGAATTCGTCTAACATGACTAATTGTTGATAGATAGCTAATACGTTGAAGGACTTGCGAGATACCTTTACTGGAATTACTAATTTTATTACTAGACCAGTTACCGGTACTCAGTGAATAGCGGAAACGAGATTCGATATTACTAGAACGAATATGTTTATTGATGATTAGACTAAGGTTGTTGTCTTTTGAACTGCGAAGGAATTGGAGCAAATTTTGTTTCAATGATTTGGTTAACCGAATAAATTCACCTTTGAACAATTGGGACATCAAATATCCTGCAGTATTCAATCGCTTATTAGCATAATGATCACGGTTATCATAAGGTCGTGCTCCATGAGCGGCATCCAGAACCCTTTTGGCCATTAGACAGAGGAAAAGAGCTTTATTATAAAGATTTTGACCAACATGTTGAAGGATTTCTCGATGAATATAATCTCGAGTTATTGTTAAATAATCGTCAACTGTGTCTCCACTTTCTGATTTCAACTTGCAATAATGAAATCCTAAAACGTAAAGAGCAAATGATTGTGAATGCCATGGGTAGGGAATACGTTCATTCCAATGATTTATGAGTATTTTTTTAGCTTGATTGCTAGATTCATAAAGAATATTAATGTAATTAACAGGCGTGGTTTCTAAGTTTTCGAGAATAGCATTGTAAATTTCGAAATCATTGGGCATTTGTAGGGCCCTTAAAAGCAAGAACAAGGGCACTTGTTCTTTTACACCTGAAATATTGGCAACCAAATGCGATTTGGGTTCACGAGTGAGAATTACGCGTGATACCTTAATTGGATAAAAACGTTGATCAATACTGCTTTTAATCTCCGCAACACTGGTTGGAGGTCTACTATAAACTGCAATCTTATTGTCAGTATGTCGTTCTTGACTGACGATGACTTTTTCGCCACCTCCAACAATAAAATACCCTTTTATATTTGGATTGTCATCATAAATGTCCTTTTGAAGATCATTCTCTCCACTTAAATAACATGCGTCACTACCAACCATTACCGGTAAACGAAATAGAAGAAGTCGTTCTTCTTTCTTAGAACGACTTTCAGTTGGATTTTCTTTATTGGTATAGGTCCAATCAATATCAATGTAGACAGGTGACGCATAAGTTAAATTTCGTAGACGCGCCTCTTTTGGATAAAGAGAGCGATATCCAATAGTTGAATCATTTTCATTATAGTGGTAATTTTCTTGAATAACCGGTTTGCCAATATAGACTTGACCAAATTGTACTTCGCAACTTTTCTTAAAATCTTTGGTCTTTTCATCATAACTTGCAACCGTGATTGGATTATAACGTTTAAAAATTTCAGGTAAGTCAACATGAAGAAAACTATTAAAACTATCGATTTGATGTCTAGTCAGACTGTTCTGATCTTGTAACATGCTACTAATAATATTCCAACTTAATTGATCATCTTGGCTAAGATTCTGATCTTGAACTTGATACATTATTTCGTCACTAATGTTTCGATGCATTTTATATGGTTCCTTTGTCCAGAGTAGTTATATACATTAAAGATTTTTCATCAAATTTTTTCTGATCGAAAAATCTTTAATAAACTAAATTAATCCTCTAAATATCTTCAATATCTTCAATACCTTCAATATCAAAGTCAAGTTCAGCAAATTGTTCAATTTGACGCTGCTGACGACGCTGTTGACGACTAATAGGAGACGGTTGTCTTCGGATGGGTGATGGTGGTGTCCTAATAGGTGATGGTTGTCTCCGGATAGGCGTAGATTGTCTTGATTGTGGAAGTTGCACTGGACGTCGACTAGGTCTAGCAATTCTATATAACCTTTCATCTTCGCGACTAAGTCTGGGTTTGTATCCCTTGGGAAGTCCGGGCCATGCTGGACTTACCTCCAGTCTAGTACGGGGACTCTGAGGTAGCACTTCCCTAGATACATGGGAGGCACGTTGACGTAATTGACGAGGCGATTGATATCGTTGTCTTCGAGGCGATTGTCTTCGTTGTCGTCGTACATCTGGTCTAATATCAAGAACTAGATCCTGGCGCCTCAATTTACCAGGTAGAACCGGCATCACCGGACTGGGGGGTCTCATAGTAACGGGACTAGGTTCTGTAATGGAAAGAGGAGAAACAGTTGCAGTGGGAACCACTGTCTTCTTACGACAGTAACTCTTGCCCGCTCTTTCACCCTTAGTGATAGTGATCCATTTACATCCACTAGCTTCACATTGGTCTTGACTCTTATGAACAGTGCAAGCAGACGGAGGTTTTCTTGCTTGTGGTACAGTAAGCGAAGTTCCCGGTGTCATGGGTTGTGTTCCTAATTCCTTTGGAGGAGTACCCGGAGTAATATGAGGCAATTGAATTTGGAGCCATTGGTTATAGTCATCCCATAACTGGTTTCCAAAGTTAGATTTCTTGAAAGAACTAGCTATCCCAAAATTAGTTGTTATACCTTTATTGAAAGCAGCTTCACACCAGTTATATGCCGGTGGTGACACCTGAGCAAATGCACATGGACCATAATTTTTAGTTTTTAATGCACTGTCAACTGAAGTGGGAGGACCGCGAGTAGACATAGATTATATAATATTTAACAACATATTAAAATTCATTGAAAGATCGTTGCTAAATATTCATTCAATTCACCAGTATCTCTTTCATTTTCCTCCTTTTCACCAGCACTATCATTTTCATGTTTAAATAACTGATTAAATTTAGGATAGAGTTGATTTTCTATTTTCGTACCAAACTCAATCAAATCATTCAAAACACTTTCACTACCACCATTTTTAGTTTTTAATTCAGCCTCAAAATAATTCAAATTAAGTCTTAGTTGTTTAAATAATTCATCAGTCACTTCATTCTTTCGATCTTCTAATACTCTTCTTAATTCTTTTAGTGATTCCTCCAATTTCTGTCTTTCAGTTATTTCTTGTCTCCTGTTTTCATCCTCTACACGTTTATCTTCGGCATCTTTCACCATCCTTTCAATTTCCTCTGCTGAAACTCTAGTAGTTGAACTATCTATTACCACTCGTTGTTTCACACCACTTATTTCGTCAATTGCGCTAATATTCAAAAGACCATCGGCATTAATTGCAAATTCAACACGAATTTTGGGTATACCCCTGACAGCTGGGGGGATATCAGTAAGATAAAAACGTCCTAACGTTTTATTTTCACGGGTCAAAGGTCTTTCACCTTGAAAGATTTCGACCATAACTTCCGTTTGATTATTTTCAGTTGTTGTATAATATGCTTTTTTAATGCAAGGAATACTTGTATTACGTGGTACTATTACTGACATTAAGCCACCTTCAATTTCGATCCCCAAACTTAGTGGAGTGACATCTACTAAAACCATCTCCTTTACCTTACTTTCATCCCCTTTAATTCCCAAAATGGCTGATTGTATCGTGGCTCCATATGCAACCGCTTCATCAGGATTGATTGACTTATTGAGTTTTTTTCCAGGAAAAAGGTCAAGTAACATATCTTGCAGTGCTCGGACTCTAGTAGAACCACCAACCAAGACAATTTGTTCAATTTCGTCTCTTTCGACTCGGCTATCTTCCAATACTTGTAAAACTGGCTGTCTGGCACGTATTACAATGGGTTCGACAATAAGATTCCACTGTCCTAACGTTATTTCTAAATTTAGATCACAATTTTCAATATCATCTTCACTATTATCAACATCTGGTCCTGCCCCCGCAAAGAAATTTTCCAAAAGATAACTAGCCTGGTTGCCACTAGATAATTGGATTTTTAGTTGTTCACAACCTTCCCTTAAACGATTCATTTGACTACTAGTCAATGTTATTTGCGGAGAGACTCTTTCTTTAATAAAATAGTCAACCAATGCATTATCAAAATCAATGCCACCGAGTTCACAATCGCCACTAGTTGCTACAACTTCAAAAAGACCACCTGACATTGACAAAAGACTTACATCTAGTGTTCCCCCTCCACAATCATAAACTAAAACATGACAATCATGATCTAATCTATCTATTCCATAACAAAGACAAGCAGCTGTTGGTTCGTTAATTATTCTACTAACTGTTAGTCCAGCTAATTCCGCTGCCACTCTGGTTGCATACCGTTGACTATCGCTAAAATAAGCTGGAACTGTAATAACGGCTCGGTTAATCTTTTCTCCTATGTAATTTTCTGCAATAGTTTTCATTTTCTTGAGTACATTACTCGAAACTTGTTCCGGATAGAGTGTTTGATCACTTAATCTAATTTGACTCTTACCCTTCTCATCACAAATAATCTGGTAATTAAAATGTTTTGCCCATCTTTCCTCAAACATTTGACCTAATAAACGCTTGGCGCCATAAATTGTTCTACTAGGTGCACGACCTAAACGTGCGACTGCGTTTCTCCCGACTACAGGGTCCCCTTTTTTTGGAAAATAAACCACGCTCGGTGTTGTTGAATGACCAAATTCATTTTTGATAATGGTTACACTGTCATTTTCCCATATACCTATACATGAGTTAGTTGTACCTAAATCAATTCCTATACACTTTATTTTAGATGTATCATCTTGGTTTACTTTAGTCATAGTTATAACAACTAAGTATCAATTAATGTTTAGTAAAATCAACGAACAAATTTTTAATTATCATCTTATTTGGTATAACTGAAAGATATTGGTGTAAAATATATAGTCAGATTTGATCTATTATCTTATCAAGATTACTTTCAAACACTTTCAAACTAGTTTCGTGTCTAAGATTAGTAGCTTGAACCAAATATAAATGCGCATTTAATATAAGGTCCATTTGATTGAGTTTTACAGTCAACTCACTAAGACTAGAAAAATATAACGGATATTTTTCACCTAAATATTCTTTTACCCCTCCCACAGGATTGACAAATATAGGAGTACAACGTGCTAAGCATTCTAAAATAGTATTATTAGCACTACTATTTTCTAAATCGACAATCACTAAATTTTGTGAGAGCAGATCATCATATTCAGTATTACTAACTCGTTTAATTATAATTTCATTACATTTTATTGAATCATATTTACTTCCTAGTTTACGTTTAAGGATTTCTAAACCCTCCTCTTTTTGATATCCAGATAACCACGTTTTTGTATACAATGATGTCACCAACTCTTGGAAACGATCTAGACGTCGGTCCTGATTTCCTATAAAAATTAACCGTTTATTATGATTATCCGAAAACTTGCTTTCACTAAACAATTGTACATCAAGTGGAGTTGGATGTTTCAGAACCGAAATTTTTGGGTGATACACAAAACGTTTACTTTGAATCTTTAAATATTCGGCTAAATAATTAGAAAATACCAAGAGACCTCGACAGTAAAATAGATCACGCTTAAATCTCTTATCATTAAACAATCTTTCCAAACTAAGATTACCACTCGAATTATTGTTTATGCTGCTATCCTTTGGGACATGGTGCAAAAAACCAATCCATGGTCTGTTAATTGCTGGATGCTTTGGATTTAGATAATAATCTTCTATTAAATCAACTAATTTGATAGTTCCACCGTTTAATCGATTCCCACTACTAAATCTTTCGGTCAAATATTCTATCACGTATCCCCAACCAGCGCGATGATAAATATTAATAGGATCGGTAACGGGATGATATTCAATATTTGTCTGCATTATT